TCGGGTTTGTGTCCCAGCAAGGTTTCCACCAGCTTTGCCATGTCCACCTCAATCCAGATTGCAGTCTTGCCTATGACGACTCGCCTCACAACGTTTCTCACAAATTCATGGCGCTTCAAGGTGTCAAGCTCGGGCCAGCTCTTGGCCAGAGCCGAAGCTCGTTCAGCAACCACGTCACTTTCTGGGCTGCCTTCCAGTCCAGACGTGATTGCTTTCCTTGATGAGAGTAAAAGCTGGACCTGCGAGGTGACCAAGTTTTCGATCGCTTGAGCCGGAAAGCGAATGACCCCAGGTCTATTGCTTGATTGCTGGAATTGGGCCTGCGAGGTGTAATATCGATATCGCTTCCCGGTCTTAAGAGTGTGCGTAGGCGTAAAGCGCACACCGTTTGTGTCGAAAACGATCCCAGTTAATAGGCTCGGCGCCGAACGAGATTTCCTGGTTTGATCCGCCTGGTTGTTCGATTTAAGCCGAGCTGCAACCTGGTCCCACAGCCGTTGCGACACGATCTCGTCGTGCTGGCCTGGATAGGATTGGCCGCGATGCACGATTTTGCCGATGTAAATGCGATTGTTCAATATATGGTACAGGGCTCCCCTAGAATACGTCGCACCCCCGGAGGTGAACCCAGTCTTGCTGGTTCGAACTTTACTGCGAATCTTTTCTCGTTCTAGATAATCCTTGAGTTTCTTGACACAGCCAAGGCGAAGATATTGCCGGAATATTTCACAAACCTTTTCTGCCTCCTTCTGGTTGACGACAAGCCGATGGTCCACGCAATCGTAACCAAGAGAGACGACGCCACCCATCCACATGCCCTTCTTCTTCGAAGCGGCAACTTTGTCCCGAATCCGCTCGCCCGTAACTTCTCGTTCGAACTGGGCAAACGATAACAACACATTCAGAGTGAGCCGCCCCATCGAGGTCGTTGTGTTGAACTGCTGGGTGACGGATACAAAGCTGACCCCATGCGAATCAAAGATCTCAATAATCTTGGAGAAATCGTTGAGAGCGCGGGTGAGACGATCCACTTTATAGACGACAACTGTATCAACTTTCTTGGCCACAATGTCGCCCAACAGTTTTTGAAGCGCGGGGCGGTCCATCGTCCCGCCGGAGAACCCGCCATCGTCATAATGTTCTTTGGCAGCGACCCAGCCCTCGTGCTTCTGGCTTTGGATGTATGCAACACAAGCCTCACGTTGCGCCTCGAGGGAGTTAAACGACTGCTCGAGTCCCTCCTCCGAAGATTTTCGAGCGTAGACAGCACACCGGACAGTCGGCTTACTCATTTGGCACCGCCTGCTTGGGGCGTGTGCTCTTCAAACCGAAGAACGCCGGACCCGACCAGCGCGTCCCCGTAATCTGCGTCGCAATCTGCGACAAGCTTCGATAGTTTCTGCCTCCGTACTCAAACCCAGATTCGGTCACTGAGACTTCATGTGTTTTTCCCCGCCACTCGCGGACGATGCGCGTTCCCGGTTTTAATCTTTGCCGCGTTCGTACTTCGGTGGATCCAGTGGGTTTATCGAGGTCGCGGGCAATCCGGCGAAGTTCAGCGCGGGTCGAAGCTTTGAGACCGCCGTAAACATTCTCCTGCATCCTGTATGCCAGGAAGGGAACCATGAGTTCTCGTCGAATTCCGGGTGGGGCCGGTCGCCGGTACAGTTTCTGCCACATTTCCAGCAACTGGCGTCGCGAGAGTGTCGGTAGTCGGGCGATCTGGGCAGGGATGTCTGCTGGCATTTTCTCCTCCTGAACAGCAACACATTCACGCTCTGGTCAGGCGAACAGTCAAGCGAAACGAAGCCAGCAAAGTTAACAAGGCGGAGGGGACTACCCGATGCAGTTCGAATTCCGGCAAACGTGAAGCCCTGCAAATTTGAAGGGAGAGTTATCAGGGCTAGGTCATTTCGATTGGAAATCGATTTCGATGGGAACGGTCGTAGGCACTGCCTTTCCATCCGGCCGGGTAGCGGGCTCGAATCGCCAATTCTGAACCGCTTGAACCGCGAGATTATCAGGTCCATGGCTAAGCATTTTCACAATCTGGATGTCTGAAGGATGGCCATCGGGCTCGATGACGATTCGCAAAGTAACAGTTCCACTGATTTTGGCTATGCGTGCCTCTTCGGAGTGCTTTGGATTAGGGCAGTAAACACAGCTCGGGAAACCGATTCCATTCTTGCCTGGTATGAAGGGACTGCCCTCGGTGTTATCTGCGGCGCTATCAACTCTAGTTTTGTCGCCCTGTGCCACCAATGCGTGATCTGTCGGTGCGAAAGTACGTGAAGGCTGGTCAGGTGAAGCTTGCTGTTTGTGACCCTCGTCCCTTTTACCACCTGACGTTGCGACCATATTCGCTTGGGTTATTCTCAGGATGAAATTACCGTTAGCAGACTTTGAAGCGACGTGGACGATGCCGGGAAGGACAGGTTCGAATTGGATTGGGATTCCAGTTGCCAGAATCGAATATCAATAAGCGCCGGGATCAGGTTCATGAGCGCATGGCCCGCGGAAGGCGTTCGAGGTGCTGTGTGAGAGACGATCTTGCATCGCGTCAGTCCAATGATCTGCGTACAAATCCCACACCAGATGTACGGAGGCGATATCCTGGCAAACGATGGCACCTGAAACGACCGCGCTCCCTACGCAAGCAGCGAGCGTGGACGCAGGTCCATATAGCCGAGCATGTTGGATTAGACCGGAGCTTTATCTCAGACCTGGAAAATGGAAAGAAGGAAGTCTGCATCCGCAATCTGGAAGTGCTTGCTTCCGCGTTCGAAATGACCATTTCTCAGCTTCTCTCTCGCTTGTGACCTGGTCAGAGCCTCTCCCAAACTTCAAGAGTTGACGCGCTTTTCAGATGATCAATCGCTTGGGTCGTAGAGTCCACTTGATCGTCATATTTGGTGCCAGGAAAGGTGGTCAGCTCGCGTGTGTATTCGTCCAGCCATGGAGCCGACCGCGGGAGAAGTACACGACCGCCCTCAAATTCTGCTGATTGAGCATAGAGTCGCAAGGTTTTATCAGCCCCAGGAGGAGGGTCGTAAGCCCTGACTCCTAGCATCCCTGCTGCCTTCAAATCTTGGATCAACTGCGTTCCCGACGCCTTGTCTTCAATCAATACAATGTTTGCTTCGTGTTTGTGTGCCAGCTCCTGAACGGCACGCTTGAGATCAGGGAAATTAAGGCGACGACGGAATACGTCGAGCAGGTAATAGTGTCGATCAAACACGCCCCAAGTAGTACAAACACTGAAATCGTTCAGCTCGCCGCTCTTATTTGCCGAATCCCAACTTTGAAGAATGAAGCTGAATCTTGCGGGGCGATCTTCAAGTTCGTAATATGTGAGCCATTCGGTCCTCACGATGATGCCGCCCAGCGGCATGGGATTTTGCTGGTACTGGCTGGCGAAATGATATTCGCCCATCGTCTGGCGCATGCCTTTGAGCGTGAGTATCGATTCACGCTCAGGTTGCAAGGCCTCACCGGCCTTGCGTCTGAAACTCCGCCGGCCCAAGGGGGACTCGATAAGATGAACCTCATTCTCTTCAGCGATGGCAGGGAATGACAAGACATTCCAGCCTTGCTGATCTCTAACGTGGCCGACCAAGTCATCCTGGTGGAGCCTTTGCATGACGAGAATGATGACGCCGTTTTCCTTGGAATTGAGTCGACTCAGCAGAGTATTGTCGTACCACTCGTTGACGCCGTTCCGACGTGTCTCCGATAGAGCATCGTCGGGTTTTAGTGGGTCATCGAGAATGATCAGGTCGGCTCCGCGGCCGGTCAGCACGCCGCCTACGGATGTAGACATGCGGAAACCTTGTGCTGTAGTCATGAATTCGTTGACGGATTGTTTTTCTGTGGAGAGGCGAGTGTTAGGGAAGAGCCTCTGGTAGAAGGCACTAGACATAAGCCTTCGACAGTCTCGGGCATGCTTGTCGGCGAGCTCCTGACCGTAACTCGCACAAATGATTTGCATGGCTGGGTTGTGACCCAGTACCCACGCGGGAAATGCCACGGTCACAGCGAGCGACTTTAAGGATCGAGGCGGTTGATTGACAATCAGGCGCCTGAGCCTGTTTTCGCGGCAAGCCTCCAACCTTGACGCCATCACTTCGATATGCGGACTGCGTGAAAAACGAGTTTGTGGATTGAGTTCATAGAAGGAGCGTTCGATAAAGCTCATAAGATCATTGCGTAAGACGACCTCATACTCGGCGTAGGAAAGTTGCATACTCAAATCTCCTCTTTGAGGTGATTGGAAATTTCAGGAGGGGTTACATTGATTGGCTGTAGATGTTCAGCTTGCCGGGCACGTTCGACGATGCTTGCAATCACGGCTTTGTCATCGTCATAGAGCACAGGTGCGGGTGTGCCTGTTTTCTGTGAATCTTCGAGCCATTGACTCCAGTATCGAAGCTCGTGCGTGGCGTTGATGTCTCCCTTGAGGGCCTTGTTGACCAATTGCATGAGGATTGCTTCCGCTTTTGACATTTCGCGGCTTTTTCCATTTTCAGTCACGCTGACACGTTGCCGGATAATCTTTTCAAGTAACGTGGCTAAATTCTGTGACCCCTTTGGCCGTCCTTTCGGATTTCCGGACTTTCCTTTGACGAATTGAGTGTGTTTGGGCGGTTTCCCGTAACCGATCTTTGAGGAACCGTTATTATCGGCCATGTCCCACCCCCGCTGCAGAAGCGATTTCATCGAAGGACTTGCCAGTGGCCACGTGAATGGCATGGTCACCCGTCTGCCGTTGCCAACGTCGGATCGCGACGTCGACATAAAGTGGATCGATTTCGATCCCATGGCAGATGCGTCCAACGCGTTCTGCGGCAATCAGTGTTGTGCCGGAACCTAGAAAAGTATCGAGGACGGTATCGCCACGAGCTGAACAATCGAGGATCGCGTCGGCCACCATCGCGACAGGCTTAACGGTCGGATGGAGTGCCAGCAGGTTTCCTTCGTCGCTTTGTTTAGAAAGCGTGTTGACACCTGGATATTCCCACACATTGGTCCGATTACGGCCATATTGGCCCAGCTGCACATTGTTTCGATGCTGACCTTTTCCGTTCCGAAAGACAAAGATAAGTTCGTGGCGCGACCGGTAAAAAGAACCCATGCCGCCATTGTTTTTCACCCAGACGCAAATATTGAGAAGAGTGTTATAGATCGGCCTGGCTGCGGCGAGAAGTTGTTCCACATGCCGCCAATCCATGCAGACGAAATGCACCGAATCTGGAGTGCTGTATTTCGACAGGAATCGCAACAAGGTGGTGAGAAATGCGACGAATTCGGCCTCGTTCATTTCGCCCGAGGCCATAGCGAATTCACGATGCCGCACGGAACCATTGCCGGAAGCGTGCCCATCAATCTTTACGTTGAATGGGGGATCCGTAAATACAACGCTGGCTCTACGATGCGCCATAAGAGTCCTAAGAGATGCATCTTCTAGAGAATTGCCACAGAGAACGCGGTGCTTCCCTAGTTGCCAAAGGTCGCCGGATTGGGTGACCGGCTGGGCTGTTTCATCAAGCTGAAAGAGATCGTCTTC